TCTTCCAACTAATCGTTATGCACAGCTTGAAATGTATATGGACGCATATGAGAAGGGAATTATTGATAAGCAAGAAGTTCTTAAAAAGACAGAAGTTTTCGATATGGAAGGAGTTATGGAAAGAACTGATATAGTAGGGCAACTACAAGGTCAATTACAAGGAGCCCAAGAAGAAATTAAAAAGCTCAAGGGTGATATGCAGACTCGTGAAAGAGAAATATATCACGCTAAACAAAGAGCAGAGTTGGAAAAATTTAAGGCAGACCTCGATAAGACTTCAACCCAGACAAAAGCGTCTGGCAAGTTATTCGAGAAACGCCTTGATGACGCCTTAGGACAGGTTAAAAGCGAAGTGAGACAGGCAGTTTCACAAGCAAAAAAACAGAGTACCTCCAAGTCCTAATGGAGCCTCTTAATCAAGAAAAGGAGAAACAATGGCTGAAGACGTTTTAGCACCGGGTGCACCGGTTACCCAAGACAACCAACCAGAAGTTGCTCAGGATTCCCCATTAACACCAGAAGCCGCATTTGATGCGACTAAGGATAAAGGGAATCTAATAGACGATTTTTTCCGTGCAAATGAGATGAATGATAGAATAGAAGGAGAATCTCAAGCTGAGCCTGAACCTTCACCAGTTGACCCTAACGCCGCAAACGATAGAGTCAATGTTGAAGCACCTCAGGAAGCAACGGCAGAAGAAGTCCCCATTGATAATGATGTTAAGCGTTATCAATACTGGCAAAGTGAGGCTGATAAAGCTCGTAATGAGAAACAAGAGTTAGAAGCTAGACTTCAAGCACTTGAAAATCAACAGCAGATGCAACCTCAGCCAGACGTAGAACCAGAGCAGGAAATAAGGTTTCCTGACCCGCCGGGTAAACCTCAAAAACCGAGGAATTACAATCGTGCGGAAGCGATGGATGACCCTGATTCTGAATCAGCTAAGTATTTAGATGCAGTTGAAGGATGGCGTGACGATATGGATGAGTACAATAGATTGCACCAACAGTACAGTCAAGCCGTTATTGAAGAAGAACGTACTAAGATGAAACAGGAACAGGATGAAATCAAGAAAGCTCAAGCAGAGAAAGAAGCTTATCAAAGTAATATGAATCAGATGAGTTCACATCTAAGAGACCAGTATCAAGCAACCGATGAGGAGATTGCTACTTTTGTCAAAGTTATGGACGACCCTAAGAATGTTACTGTAGACAACTTATTTCAATTATTTAGGATGCAGAATGGTAATGCTGGTACAGCACCAGTTACCCAAACTGCTCCAAATGAGAGTTTTGAGCAAAGAAAAAGGGCACAAAGTGTTCCAAGTCCTATGGGCGTGGTACCCGGACAGTCCTCATCGCAAAAATCAGGTACTGATTCTGTAATGGATTCTATGATAAATGACTATAAATCACGGAATCCTTTTGGCTAGTATAGTCATAGGATGACTTAACTAGGAGACAGGTAATATGGCTAACGCATATAGTACCAGTACAGGTGTTGCACCTCAGGGTGTAAGCATCAATGATTCCCGTAGAGTATATAACTTCGGGGATAGAGTATCTGAACTCGCTCCACAGCAGTCACCGTTTTTTGTTTATCTATCTAAAGTTGCGAAGGAGTCTACTGATGACCCCGTTTTCAAATTTCTTGAACAGCGTCATCAATGGCAACGCCGTAACTTTGTATGTAAGACAGACGGTGCCGCAGTGGCAAAAGGTGCAGATACCACTTATCAACTTGTCGCAGATTACGACAAGTATGGTAATGATTTAACTCTTGGTGGTGGAAGTTCCACTGCCGCTCCTCAGTTTTTAATTGTTGGGCAAGTCCTAAGAATTGCTGGGAAAGCAGTTAGGGTTAAGTCGGTTGACAATATTGGTGATGGTGTAGGTGCTACTTATAATGGTGGCAACTCATCTGCTAATAAACTCACTCGTACAGATATCACAGTCACAGCTTTAGAAGCTATTGACGAAGCTGATATCGAAGTTGGAGCCAAAGGTCAAGTAATCGGTAGTGCTTGGGCTGAGGGTTCAGCAGACCCAGAGGGTTGGAAAGATGAACTCTACTCTAGAGAAGGTTACTGTCAGATTTTTAAGACAGCAATCCAACTCTTCAGTGGTACTTCACTAGCAACTCGCTACAGAGGTCGTCCTGATGAATATCGTAGAGTATGGGCTGACAAACTGATGGAACATAAAATGGATATCGAACACGCTATGTTGTACGGTATCGGTGCTTCTGATGAAGCCGCCGCCGCAGGTCCAGTTCGTTACTCACACGGTATCGTACCTTATACCGAAGCTAATGGTAAAGTTTTTAACTTTACTTATAACTCTTCTGTATATGGCGACTTTATCGATGCGATGAAGGACTTTTTTGCTCCTGAATCAGGTAACAGTGGTGATAAACTAGTTCTTTGCTCACGCAAAGTACTCGCTTGGTTGAACAAGTTAGATTCTAATTCTTTCTTGGGCAACACCGTTGGAACATCTGCGTACAGATTAGACGCTCAACATATCCAAGGTGCTTTCGGGCACGAGGTAACAAAGATTAATACAATCTTTGGTAACCTTCACTTTGTTGCTGAGCCTCTTTTCAGGGGACAAGACGATAATATGGCAATGGCTATTGATTTAGCTAATGTTAAGTATCGTCCATTGGCTGGTAACGGTATCTCTAGGGATACTCACATTATGACTAATGTGCAGGGCAATGAGATTGACGGTAGAAAAGATATGGTCTTAACCGAAGCCGGTTTAGAAATATCTCTACCTGAAACCCACGCAGTTATGAAGTGGTCTTAATCTAAGGATTGAGTATATTATGGGGGGTCTTCGGACCCCCTATATAAAGGAAAGAGTGAGTATATGGGTTTTACAATAAAACTAGCACAATTAACAAATAGCACCGCTAATGAGAGTGTCGCTGATGCTCTTAATAAGGGTGTTGATTATGTTATCTCAACAGTAGCATCAAATAACAAAGAGCTTTTAGGCTCTTTT